GTTGCTGGGGTTTCCGCCGGGCTGGTGCCAAAGCCCCGCGGTATAAGCCGCAGGCGGATTGCTCACAATGCGCGTGACCGCCGAGTCATCCCAGTGCCCGGGATGTGAGGTCACCTCTTGCAATACATCACCGCAAAGCTCTCTGATTCTCGCTTGTAGCGCGTCACTGGTCTTGGCTATATTGCTCATCAGATAAATCCTTTTGCGCGGTCACGCGCCCATATGGAGCCTGCTGATTCGATAATCGCCACATTATCACCTTCCACCGTTTCACCTTCCTCGCTGATGCCCAGCGAGATAGTGCCGTTAGCCACTTTTTCGAGGTAGCGGATGCTGTCATCGTAATCGCGGCGGGCTTGCTCGGTTGCCCGATTTTTTTCTAAAAAATAGCGGGCAATGTAGCAACAGTGACGCTCTAATACCGCAGGCACGTTTTTAAGCGGCAGGGTATAACGCCCGGCAAGATAGCTATCAATCGTCTGTGATGCGTCTTCAAGCGCTTCGGCGACTTTGGGGCTGTCTGCGCTTGTGGCAAGCGTTTTAATGCTTTGCTCGCCATAGCGTTTAACTAAGCCTTCCGGGGTGGCGTAAAGCATTATTGCCCGTCCTGTACGGTCTTAATGGCGTCAGCCAATAAGGCGACTAAATCCGCTTTCACGGCATTGCCGGCAAACTGCACATTACGCTCGGTTAATGCGGCCTTTAATTGCTCAACGGTCAGGCTGTTTAAATCGGCTGGTAATGCACCGTCATCCATGGCCGTTGATGATTTACCGTCCGCACCGTCTTGAGATACTTGTTTGTTGTCACCTGCTTGAGCTGGCGCCATTGGTTCAGGCGTGCCAACAACCAAACGGTGGTCGCCTTGTAACGCCGCGACTTGCTTGGCCGTGAGCGCTTCAAGCGTGCTTTCGCCGAGAGACAAGACGCGACCAGCGCGGCAATAGTCGTCTTTAATGCGGTTTTGTACCGTGACTTTAAATAGTTCAGGCATTGCATTTTTATCCTTAAAATGGGTTTAAAAGGGGTTTAAAGTGCGGTTAAACATCACCGCACTTTTTGGTGAACGGTTACAGGTAGTCTGCAACAATCAACTCAAGTTTTAAGTTGCGTAATTCGTTGTCCACGGTAGCACCGTCTTCGACGCGGAATGCACGCTCTAATAACTTGGTGGCTTCTTCTTGCAAATCGACCGGCACCACGATGTGGGTTGGTTTAATGCCCAATTTATGGCCACCGTCACCTTCCACTTTGCGCATTGCTTTAATGGCTTTCCATAAGTTCTCGGCGGTTAGCTTGCCTTTTACGGCGTGTGCCATCTGCCAAAAGCCGTAGCCCACGTTACAACGGGAGTCCACACCATAGCTGTACACGTTGTCTTCATAGACTTTTTGTGCTTGGGCATCAGTGATCTGCGCCGGCGTCGGGGATTTGCGATTTTGGAAAATAATCGGTTTTAAGGCACGAGAGCAGTCTAACAAGTACCATGCACCGTCTTCGGTCACACCAGTGCTATCATCGGTGATATTGCTCACCTGTACCGGGTCGGTACCATCCGGATTTTTGCCAACCGGGTGGTCGTCGTCAAAAAAGTATTGACCGTCATAGCACGCTGTTTTAAAGCCGGCTTTTAACGCACCAAATACTAATTCGTCCGGTTGTTCGCCTGCGGAGCGTCCTAACTCCGTGACAAGCGGGGCATAGACGCCGATGTTGTCATCTTCGATGTCAGTGCGGTGGATTTCCACGCCCGATGCCCAGTCTTTGTTGACTACCGCATAACCATGGGTTTGGATAGCAGTAACTGCACGCTTACCGACCCATTCGGTCAGTTTTGGCATTTGACCGAGCCACGTGTAAGTGTTGCTTTTGGTGGTAGAGTTGACCGCAGTGGCGATTTTGGTGTATTGGCTCGGGGCTTTTTCTAAGCCTTCGCGAAAGTTTTTACCCAGTGCGGTAAAGAGCGCTTTTACGATTTCAGGGGTTACATTAGCCATTATTTAGCTTCCTTTTCTTTGGCAAAATCTTCTTCGGACATGCCGAGTAATTTTGCAACGGTTTTTTCATCGGCGGATAACACGGCCACGCCTTGCTCTTTCGGTTTTTCCAAATTTTCCGTTTGTTGTGCGGATAACACGGCAAGTTTTGGACGTGCATCCAGCATGGCGGATAACGCCGCAACGCCTTGCTGTTTGCCAAAGCCGGTTAAATAATCCACTTCGGTCTCCATTACGCGACCTTCGTTTTTAGCCTTGGCAATGACGCTCGCCACGTCGGTCTCATTGGTTTTGGCGGATAACACGGCAAGCTGTTGCACGGTGGCGTCATACGTTGCTTTTGGCACATATTTGCTCAAATCCACATCGTTGATTTTGGCGCTTAATGTGGCGACCTGCGTTTCGGCGCTCGCTTTGGCAGCGGTAATGCCGTCCAGCGCAGAGAGTGCGGTTTGTGCTTGCTCTTCGGTGAGTTCCGCGTTGTCTTCCACGGTCACACCCAGTTTGCCAAGCAACTGTTTTAACAATGGATTCATTGTTGCTTTCTCCTTGGGGTTGGGTTGATTAATTTGGGCCGATAACACCGCTAACCGACGCATACCGGTGACTCCGGGGTCGTTGGTTAACGCTGCCATTCTGAGTTCGATGGGTTCGCCGCGGTCGTCATAGCTAAACACCGCACTTAAAAAGGCAAACTCCCCGTTTTTAATGTGATCATAGGCTTTGGGTGTCCAACGTGGCTTAATCCATAAGCCTTGGCGCTCATCATCGTCAAACCACTTGATTTCATCTGCGTCAAACCACCCGGCAGCAAGGACTTCACCTGCACCTTCGCCGTTTTTGGCTTTAAGGATGGTCTCGTGCTCGTAGTCAACTAACGCGTCTTGGTTAAGCGCACGCGAGCGGTCGATTAAGCGATTGGCAATCGTCTCGTCGATATACCAATGCGGCACGTCATGGGGGGAGCCATCGCGTGATCTAAATTCGCCTTTTGGCAAAAGCTGTTGCCAGCCGTCTGCCGAGGTTTTGTTGATTTGCGCCGTTAAGACGGCAAGAGGGTGGTTTGTCGTTTTCATGGCGCAATCATGCGCCGATTTGAGGGGTGGTTGGGTTTATTGCGGCTCGCAATAATTAATGATGTTTTACTTTGGTTTTTTGATTTGTGATTAATGCTGGATTTGTTGTTGCGTTTAAGAGGGGTTTAAATGCGTTTAAGTGCGTTTAAAAAATTAAGTTGGTATGATTTATCGTCTTAATCTTTTTATTCGCTCCATGCGCCTCTTATTGCGTTTTTTAAAATATCTTTGATTTCGTCTATTCCGTCTTCAGATACGCCTAAAAATGGACGGGCCGACATTTTCTTGGTGCCGAGCTGATGATAGATACCATAAGACTCCGATACGCCTACGGCAGCAAAGTCGTCGCCATAGTCGATATTAAGACTATCGATAAGCTGACCGGTGCGGTGCAATATCTTACCATCATACCCCTTGGCATAACGACTTTTTTTATAGACAGGATCAAGGTCTGCCCATTTTTTGCCTTCGGGGGATTGCTCGGTCTCAAACGCCTCTTCGGCGTCTGCACGCAATACGTTGGCCATTTTGCGGGTCATGCCATCGGACTTGCCGAGCTGTACCAATTTGGCAAATGCGCCCTGTACAATGCGCATGTCTTTTTCATCAAAACTGATGTCGAGTTCCACTTGACATACTCCTTTAAAGGGGGTTTAATCTAGTTATCTTAAGCACCGGGTGGCGAAATGGTAACGCGGTAGGGCTGCAAAGCCCTATATACTGTAGGTTCAAGTCCTGCCCCGGCGCTTAAGTTATTTAAGGTTTTCCTTTCAATACTATATACACCCCACCTTTTATTGCTCCTAATACATCGCCAAAGTTTTCGACTTTATAAGCATTGATAATGGCATCGACTTTCTCGTTAGGTTTTAATCTTCTCGGATTAAAGTCAGTAGTGACTACCACTTTAATACTTCGATCAGCACTAAAATAAATTAGATTGTTATGCCCTTCACCTTTATCAAAAACAACCAAATCCTCATCAGCAATAATTCGGGACAGCGAGCTATAGTCTTCTTCGCTTAATCCGACACCGCCTTTACGATGTTTAGCGCTATTAGCATGAGATAGGTTTTTCTCGGTCATGACAAGTAACCGCTGGCTTGTTACTTGTCCTGTAATTTGCGCAACCCCATCGGCTACAGTTTCTGACACAATGCCGGCACTAATATATCGGTCGCTCGCGCCTTGTTTTGCAAAATTAGCCTTAACCCAATTTGCAAACGCCTTATGCCGCACTTCGCTATTGTTAATCGCCTGTATTGTTTGACTGCGTAAATCGCGGTTTTTTGCGTCTAAGATTTTACGGATTAAAACGATATCATTTCCGACCGCACTTTTGCCGACATTATTGCTCCAACCGGCGTCCGTGGTAATGGTGCCTTTATCGGTGGTTAGACTATACACCTTGGCATGGGTTTCTTCGCCGGTGGCCTTATATACGCC